TTTGTTGGGTATTGGTTCTATGGAGCTACTACCGTAGAGGAAAGAGCTTCATTTTTTAATTCTTGGGGATTATTGGAAATTGCTCCAATAGGCGCAGCCGCTTATATATTGGTTGCGGAAGATGGTGCCTATATCATCACGGGCTATGATGCCACATTATTGTGGGCTAAAGCTAAATTGATTTTTGTAGAAGGCGGTGCTCCTACCCAGTCAATTTGTTTTGTAGAAGGCAGTGCTCCTACTCAGTCAATTTGTTTTAGAAAAGGGGAATGAATCATTGCATGAAATAATTATCAAGGAGAGATGAAGATGGCCATTCAATTGATCACCGCTCCGACCATTGAACCCGTTACTTACCAGCAAGTTATCGATCATCTTCGTATCAACTCTTTTGATGAGGCGATCGATGAATCTTCAATTGAATATATCGACAATCTTATCTCGGCGGTTCGAAGACTTACGGAAGACTATCTCAATCGAGCCTTAATTACTCAAACATGGGAATATTATCTCAATGAATTCCCGGATGTAAATTACATCGTATTACCAAAACCACCACTTCAATCCATCACTTCTATTTGCATTATAACAGAGGACGAGCCGGAAACCATAGACCCGATTTATTACTTGGTAGACACCGCCTCTTTTAGAGGAAAACTCGTATTAAATGCAGATCAATCATGGCCCACTCAAATCCTATACGAAATGAATCCAATTCACATTACATTTGTCTGCGGTTATGGAGACTTGGCAGAAGATGTTCCCGCAGGAATTAGGCACGCTATTCTTTTACAGGTTGGGGATCTTTACGACAATCGTGAAGACTATCGGGAAGCAAAGTTGAGTAAAACAAGCGAAAAATTATTATGGCCATATCGTGTTTTTTGTTAAGAGAAAAAAATGGATTCAGGAAAATTGCGTCATCGCAAAATTAAAGATTTAACTAATAAAGTATTTGGAAGATGGACGGTTGTTTCTTATAGCGATATGGATCAATACCGAGCTTCCTTTTGGCTATGCCGTTGTATTTGTGGAAACCTAAAAAGAGTGCGTGGCAGTGGATTGATTCGGGGTGATAGCAAGAGTTGTGGATGTCTTAAAAAAGAATTATCACAAGAGCGTTTAAAGGGATATGGCGGGCCAAATCACTATGCATGGAAGGGGGGGAAAAGTAAACGTGGTGGATATATTCGTTTACGTTTACCCATTCATTCTAATGCCGATAAAAACGGTCTTGTTAGTGAACATATTAAAATAATGTCTGAAATCCTTGGTCGTCCCCTTTTACCTGGTGAAACGGTTCACCATAAAAATGGACTCAGGGATGATAACAGGCCAGAGAATTTAGAATTGAGATTGAACAATCATCACCCAAAAGGCCAATTAGTTGGAAAAGATTTAATTCCGTATTGGATAGAAATGTTAATGCGATATGCTCCAGAAAAACTTATAGGGGATATTGTTCATGAATAGCGGTAAATTAAGGCATAGAGGTGAAATCCAAAACGCTATTGATGTAAGAGATGAATTCGGAGCGATATCTTATCAGGAATGGGTATCATTTGCATACTGTTGGATGCAAATAGAACCATTATCCGGAAGGGAATACTTTGCTGCTGCTCAAATTCAATCGGAGATCAGTCACAAAATAACGATGCGCTATAAGAGCGGAATCAAACCACATTATAGAATCCTTTGGAATAGTCGGGTCTTCGATATTCAAAGCATCATAAACATCCGAGAGGAAAACCGTGAGTTGATCCTTTATTGCAGTGAGGCCGACATTGGAAGTTAAGATCAAAACAGAGGGTTTTGCTGAGTTAATGAAAAGTCTCGATACCTTTTGCTCTCCCAAGGTTCAGATAAAATTGGTTCAGAACGCCGTGAGGGAAGCGGCAAGGCCTGTCAAACTGGATGCGGAGCGACGATTAGGCAGAGGGAAAGGATATATCGGAGTAGGGATACCGAAGCGCTGGGGTTGGGGAGCAGAGACTATTGCGGCGATCGGGATTGGTATTCTGAAGAAACATTGGGGGTTGATCTTTACCGAGTATGGGACCATTGAACGATATACGGGAAAGAAGAGAAGAGGTAAAGTGGCCGGGAAAAGAGCATATCGCGGGAAGATTACGGCGAAACCTTTCCTCCGGCCCGCTTTAGATTCTAAAAAGAATGAGGCATTGGACCGGATGCGAAGATATTTGGAGCTGGCTTTGAGTGCCATTATTGAGCAGAAGCAGAAGATAGTTCCTACCGTGAGTGAGATTGATTGATGAGCGTAGAGAGCGAGATTTTTGCCAGGCTTAGCGGTTATACAGGCCTAACATCTATCCTGGGAGGATTAGATCCTCATGGACATGTCAAGATTTACCCTCTTGCCATAGAACAGGATACCGTGCTTCCAGCGATAACTTATTTTAAAGTCTCAGATGTCCCGGAACATGCGATGGGCGCTGATGCAAGTATCAAGACCGTCCGGATTCAGGTTTCATGTTGGGCCGAGACATACGGGGTAGCGAAGAGTTTGGAGCTGCAGGTGAAGGCTGCTCTGAGTAGATACCGGGGCGGGAACATTCAAGATTGCTTCTGGGATAACAGCACCGATCTTTCTGATTCAGAGGAAGGCATATTTCACGTTGCTAACGATTTCTTAATCTTTTATCAAGGATAAAGAGGTGAGGAGAAAAAATGCTTTGGCAAAAAGGACATATCCCATGGAATAAAGGATTACCCAAGGAAATGCAACCATCCTTTGGAAAACAGAATGCATTAGGATTTAATCATTCAGATGATGCTAAAAATAGAATAAGTGTTGCGCATAAGGGAAAGATTGTAAGCCAAGACACAAGAGATAAGATATCTCTCGCAGCGATTGAACATGGTCATAGTAGAATAATAAATGGTAAAAAGGGCTCACGGGAATACCATAGTTGGAGTGGAATGAAAGCAAGATGTCTTAATCCTAAAGGCCGTGCCTACCTTGATTATGGTGGGAGAGGGATTATGGTTTGTGAAGACTGGAAGAATAGTTTTGAAAATTTTCTTCAAGATATGGGCAAATGTCCACCTGACTTTTCATTAGATCGAATTGACATGAATGGAAATTATGAACCATCAAACTGTAGATGGGCAGACAATAGTATTCAGATGAAAAATAGAAGGCACATTACCAGTGCCCAATATATTAAACTCGAAAAAGTCTTTTTATTCACTCTCATCTGTCTTGGATTGGCGATGAGAAAGGAAGGTGAAAAATGGGCCAGATAGTCCTAAATAATTGCCGCCTATGGGTGGGGGCGCACGATATGAGCGGCAAACTCAACGCGATCGCCCTAAACGATGCACCTGACATGCTGGATAATACGGCCTTTGGGCATACGGCTAAATCCCGAAAGAAGGGTTTAGAGGTAGTCACTGCCGACTTGGAGGGATTATGGGAGGCGGAGCCAGATAAATACTTTTCCAACCTGGGCTTATTTCATATCACCGGAACGGCCACGGGCGGTTCGACCATTGCCTTGATAGATATCGCTACAGATTTTAAATCAAAGGGCATAGTCATTGGGTCTACCGTGGTTAATATTACCGATAATGGGCAAACTCAAGCCGCGGGTGTGACGTCCATTACCACAACAACGAACCCCAACGATACCTTAAATTTTGCCGCGTTGTCAAACTCGGCGGATTTTGCAGGAGGCGGGAATTCTTACGAAGTAATCGTCTCGGCAGGGGTTCCGATGACCATCGCTCCCGAGCCGACGATAGGCGGGCCCGCTTACAGCTTTTTATCTCAGAACGTCGAATATGTTTGGGGGGGATCGGTCGGTGACCTGGGAAAGTTTTCCGTGAAATCGGAGACGGTGGGAATAAGGATGGTTCGGGGTCATATCCTTGAGAATGGAGCCGCCGCAAGAATAGTTACCGCGAATGGAACGGCCTTTGAGCTTGGAGCGGTTGGGGCAACCAAATATCTTTACGGGGCGATCCACGTGATCGCTGCGGCGACGGCGGTCGGGGATACTTTGGCCGTGATCATTGAGAGTGATGATGTGGAAAATTTCGGCGGTACACCTTCGACCCGAATCACTTTTACCACGGTTTTGGGAAATGGAGGGGTAACCTATCAATGGGCAACTCCTGTCGCTGGAGAAATCACCGACACATGGTGGAGAACTGCCTGGACAATCGTTGATGCGGGTGCCGACGACGCAAGTTTCACTTTTGTGGTGTTTATGGGGATAGTTTAAATTCAAATTTAAACAGTAGGGGTTTTCTCTAAGGTCCGGCCAGACCGAGAGAAACGCAAGAATAGAAAAAGGGCAGCAGGTGAGTGCTCACCCACTCATTTGTTGCCCTTTTTTTATTGCCCCGAAGAAAACGGAGGTAAGAAAAATGGCACAGATCGTATTGACGGATGTTTTGGTTTCAATCGCGGCTATTTATGCTGCACCGAATGGTTTTGCAGCAGGAGCGGTGAAATCGGTGACGATCAACTACACGCCCGCTATGCTCGATAACACGGGCATGGGTCACGGGGCAAAATCTCGGAAGAAGGGCCTGGATGATTGGTCAATCGACATCGAGATTTATCAGGATTATGTCAATGCCACCGTGGATAATCTTATCTGGGATCTGATGAGCGCCGGAACAACGGTAGGAGCCATCGCAATCAGGCCAACGGGTGCGGGCGATAATGTTCCTGCGATCGGAGTGGACAACCCCGCCTATGGTTCGGCAGCAGGGATTATAGAATCCTACTCACCTATCGCCGCTACAGCGGTCGGTGATTTAGGCATCGCCAAATTACGTATTCTATCGATGGGAGCGGCGATGACGAGAGTTGAATCATAATATCTCAGTTAGATAGGAGGATTATTTATGGATGAGAAAATTCTCTCTAAGGATGAGATTCTCAGCGTAGAGGATTTGCCTCGTGAAACGGTATTCGTTAAGGAATGGAAGGGTTCTGCCATTATTAGGGGCCTGACGGCATCGGAAAGAGATGAGTTTGAAGCCAATATCTTTACGGGAGAAGGTAAGGGACGAAAGTTCAATCACTCCAACTTGAGAGCGAGATTGCTTTCTCTGACAATCTGCAATGAGGTAGGGGAACGAATCTTCTCTGAGGCCGATATTGAGAAACTGGGGAAAAAGAGTGCGAAGGTGATGGATAAACTTTTTGGAATTTCCCAAAGACTCTCCGGCATCGGGCAGACGGATCTTGAGGATCTGTTAAAAAACTCAGAGCCCGAGCAACCCGTTTAGCATTATTTAGGTTGTGTCGGGCTTTCAAAATCTGGAACGTGGATGAAGTAGGAAGAAAAATGTCCTCTCATTTACTTACTGAGTGGATGGCCTATTTTAGCCTTGAGCAAGAAGAGAGATTGATGGTTGAATTGAAAGCAAAGGCTGAGGCTGGGGAAAAGGGGATGAGGGTGAAGAGGGGTAGAAGGTAAATGGCGACTACGAGACTTTTGGTAGATATTGAAGCAAATTCAGCCAAACTTGTCACCGAAGTTCAAAAAAGCCGTAAATCCATAGAAGGCATGAAGACGTCTGTGGATGAGATGAAATTCTCCCTGGCCACGATCAAATATGATGCCTTAGTTAACCTTGGTCAAAAAGCTCTCCAGGTTGCCAAACAGATATATCAATTCGTAGATGTAGGAGCCAAGGTTAAAGCTACCGAAGAATCATTTGAATCGATGGCCAAGACTTCGGGTATCGCGGTAGATTCTCTTATTAAAAAACTCTCGGTAGCAACCAACGCTACCATGGACGACACCGATCTGATGATAAAGGCCACTAAGATGATGGCCGAAGGTTTTTCTGCGGAAAATATAATAGCGGTGGGGGAAGCGGCGAGAGTCTCAGCACGTCTCACTGGGACGGAGGTCAAGACCGCCTATGAATCTATGGCTGATGCCATCGTAAATCTGCGTCAGAAAGGATTGAAGACTCAGGGATTTGTGATCGACCTGGATGATGCTTATGAAAAGCAAGCTAAATTATTGGGGATAAATAAGGATGAATTGACCGGATACGGTAAGCAAATGGCTTTGCTTAATGCTGTAATGGAGAAGACAAAAGAACTTCAGGATAAACTTAACATATCGACCGAGACATCCTATGAAAAAATGCAGCAGCAGAGAGCATCTTATCAAGATATATATGAATGGCTTGCAAAAGTAGCTTCTTCAGATTGGGATAAGATAACCTGGGGATTTGAAAAATTTGGTAAGGGAGTGATCGGTATTGGCAGCGCGTTTAAATACGCGTATGACCAATGGATGAAGTTCGGCGAAAAGATCGGAGTTATATCTGCTCCTAAAGGCATTCAGGTTGAGCAGAAAGATCAAACTTCAATCGACAAAAAACTTAGGGATCAAGCAAAAACGATGCTTCCCGATATCAAACAAGTTGCGGAGATGAATGAACTCATAGGTAAACTTGGTTGGGAGGATTATGCGGCAGGGGCAGAATTGGCAAGCGAAGGGACAAGAAAATTCAACCAGGAACTTCTTAAAACTCAGGGCCCATTGGAACAATTGGGAAACTCTTTCAAAGGTTTGGGGATTATTTCCGAGAAAGAAAAAGTAGACACAGTTAACATGGCTCTCTGGTACACGGAAAACATAAAGAAGATGGGGGCCGAAGGGAAAGCGACAGCACAGGATTTGACCAATGCATATAACGCCGTCTCGGAAGCCATGAAGAAACTTCCTAAAACTGCGGAGCAAGTTGCCAAAGAAATGGCGGGAATTGAGGCAAACAAGTATGATGCCCTTGAGAAATTGGAGGAGGAGTATCGGGAAAATGTAAAGGCACTTGCCGATGATCCTGAGAAGAGTAAGAAGGTTCAGAAATTGATAGACGATCTGATGAAAGTTAGAAAGACAATAATGGATACGGCTGAAAAATCCAAATTGGAGCTGAAGATAACTTCCAATGTTGAAGAAGCAAGAAAGAATTTGGACAATTTGATTGAAGAATATACCGGAAGAACCATCAGTCTTAATGCCGTCGTAAATCAAGGCGGCGAAGCGGGAGGCGGTGGCGGTGGTGGAACCTCTTGGACTGATTATGTTTCGGGTAATGTTCCATTTTTCAAAGGGGGGGGAATGGAAGACGCTGAAAAATCTTGGAATAATTTTAAAGATAATTTGGAAAAAGGGGCCGATGGATTTATCCGGTTTTACGGGGAGGGTTCCTCAAGAAAACCTTTGTCTGATAAGATCCAGGAATTCATAAGCCAGATGGGGGGATTGGAGAAAGCATCATCCTCCATTCAAGCAAACATCGAATTTATAGGGGCATCTGCTGAGTACACGAAATTGGCGACAAAGTTAAAAGGAATTGAGGCCGCTTTCCCTGGGTATTCCGATCTTGTCCAACTAACAAAATCTGGGTGGGAGATTCAGCAGGGGTTGCCCTATTATATGGAACAGCAGGCGATGATAATTCTTGACATCAAAAGTATGATGGAGCAGATGCGATTGCGGATGTTGGGATCTCAATTGGAGATGGGTTCATACCAAACCGGAACGGATTATGTCCCGCAGACGGGACTTTATAAACTTCATAAGGGAGAATCGGTCAATCCTCCAGGGGTTTTAGTGGGAGACGTGATCATCACTGTCGGGGGCGGGAGTAGCGCCGATGCGACCGTTGATGCCGTTGTAAAGGCCCTAAGATATAAATTATCCGGTAAGCTTTCGGATGCTCTGAGGAAAAATTAGTGTCACAATTAATTTTACATTATCGAAATATTCTGGAGACGGGAATAGTGACCTCAACCGATGAGAACACATCTTTTCCTCTCTATCGAACGTATGACCGTGATATCGGGAGATTATTTAAATTTCTTACTCATGGAGCAAATCTCTATGTCGCCGTGGATCAAGGGGCGGTTATCTCTTATGAAGTTGATAGACTTATTATTCCTTTAGGCCATACTTTAAATGGCCTTGACATGAAGCTTCAATATTCCACAACCCCATTTCCAATAGCATCTGTGACTATCGGGGCAGGCGGCACGAGTTATCAGGTGAATGATGTCTTGACCTTAGTTCAAGCGGGGGCGGCCGGCGGTACGGTTACAGTGGATACCGTGGATGCTGGGGTTATCACCGCCGTTTCTCTTACGACAGCAGGGACAAATTACCGTGTTGCAAATGGGCTTGCTACAACGGGGCATACTGGTGATGCTACCATCAACGTAGTTACCGTGGGCGCCACCGACGCCTTATCCTGGACTCAGGGTGATGTCTTGGTGATCAACAAAACTTTTTCGGCTCAGACTAAACAATATTGGAGACTTCTTATTACAGAAGATCCGGCGGCTCCTCCTGAGATACCTGAGATATATCTAACAAAAGATTATACCTTTGTTCAAAATCCTTCCTATGGGGCACGAGGTGGTTATCAATTAAATGTATTGCGTGAAGAAACTTTTTCTGGCCGTGTCCGGAGAGTCAAGTTCGGAAGTTCCCGCAGGGTTAGGAATTATAATCTTCCTTACTTTACAACCACAGACAAGGCTGCTTTTGAGGCATGGGAAGCAGTTTGGGATGGAATCAAATATTTCTACATCACAGATGTAGATGGAACTCTTATCTATATGGAATTATTGAATGACCTTTTATTTATCGATGATGCACCCAATACCTGGTCTTGTGAATTGCAATTGTTTGAGGTATTGTGATGAGAACCCTTGACGCAAATCAACAAAAGAAGGTGGATAGACCCTATATCCAGCCGATCTACCTCGTCCATTTATTGCTCTCCGGGTTGACCCTCTCTTTCTCCGACCGAAATTATTACTACAATGCTCATTGGATGCCCATCTTCTTCGATATGGGCCCGCCAGTCACGAATTATTTTTACACCGGTAGTATTATAACTTCGATTGAAAATTTGGGAGGTGGAATTGTTCTCGCAGCATTAGCTAATTCGTCTGAGGGGATGCCTGATATTTGCTTGGTAAGATCTACGAATTATGGGGTTACCTGGATTCAGCTTTATTCCTCTCCCGGAGACCTTTATGGTGTTAGGACAATAAACAGTTTGTTAAGTCTGGGCGGAGGAGTGGTTCTTGCCGGAACATGGCCTGACGGCAAAATACTTAAATCAACAAATTATGGTCTTACCTGGTCTGATCTTGGGCAGCAGTATAGCCAAACCTCCATCGTATCGATTGTCGATTTAGGTGGCGGCAAAGTGATTGCGGGAACGAGCACAGGAGGGAAAATTTTAAGATCAACAGATTATGGAGCAACCTGGTCCGATCTCGGACAGCAGTATAGCCAAACCTCCATCTTGTCGCTTGCCGATTTAGGCGGCGGAAAAGTGATTGCGGGAACGAGCCCGGGAGGGAAAATTTTAAGATCGACAGATTATGGAGCAACCTGGTCTGATCTCGGACAGCAGTATAGCCAAACAATGATAGCCTGTTTAGCAAATTTAGGAAGTGGAATTGCCATTGCCGGCACTTATAGCGGCGGGAAGATTCTACGTTCTACAGATTACGGCGCCACATGGTCAGACCTCGGGCAGCAGTTGAGCGAAACCTACATAAAGTGCCTGGCCGATCTGGGAGATGGTATGGCTTTTGCCGGAACCTACGCATATGCGTCAGAAGGCAGGAAAATCCTGATATCGATGGATTATGGCGCAACCTGGGCGGATCAGGGCCAACGATTTGGCACAACGTTCTACGGC